CGCCGCTGTCGACGCTCGCGTTCAGCATTTCCTGCGCGTTCCGCAGCGGTTCGGTAATGGCATCGAAGTTCAAGTCCTGGATCTTGAACGTCTGACCCAGCTGCTGGAAGTTCTTTAGGTCCTCCGCGAGCGTGTTCACGTCGATGGACGCTTCCTGAGACTCTCCCGAGATACTCGAGACCGCGGTGGCGATGTAGCCGATGCCAGTCAGGATGATCCCAATCGGACCGAGCTTCTTCAGCGCCAACGCGAAAGCGCCGACCGCGAGAGCGGCCTGCTGGATCGGGGCCGGGAGAGCGCTGAACATCGAGACCATGCCGCCGACCAGGCCGATCGCGACCTCCACGAACGGCATCAGCGAATCGATCGCCAGCGTCAGCCCCTCAGCGATCTGCACCGCCAAAGCGGCGATCATCGGGATCAGCGGGGCGACAGCTGACAGCAGGTCCATGAGAGCGTCACGGAACACCGGGCTGGCAACCGCCAGGCCCAACACGCCAGCAGCGACAGGGTTGATGGCCGCGGCCAGACCACCCATGCCGAGAGCGGACAGGGCGGAAGCGGAGCCCGCCGCGACAGCGGCGGCACCGAACGCGGTCAGGATCGGTGCGCCCGCCGCGAGATGGTCAAGGATCTCGATAATGTCGATCTCGCCGACAGCCTCAGTGAACCGCCGCATTGCCTCAGCAGCCATTTGGAAGGCAGGCTCGGCACGTTCCGACAGCACTTCCATGGCGGGCTTCAGTGCGGCTTCGAAGGCTCTCAGCGCGTCGGCGGAGGCGTTCGCCCACTCGACCGCCGCGCCACCCCCTTGCGGGTCGACGAACGGCGCAGCGAGGACCGACCCGATGTCACGTGTGGCGCCAGCGATCCGGTCGAGGGCCCCAACCCAGGTTTCCCTGAGCCCCTCGGCGGCGCCGGCGTATTTGGTTCCCAGCTGTTCGACGAGGGTATCCATGAACTGGGTTGCGTCCACCGTGCCTTCGGCCATGCTGTCGCGGACTTCCGCCGCAGTCATGCCCCACGCCTCACCAACCAAGGTGGCGGCGTCGATTCCGCGCACACCGAGTTCGTTCAGGTCCTCAGCGGTGACCTTCCCGACCGAGGAGATCTTGGAGAGGATCAGCACGACCTCTTCGATGGACTGCGCTGACCCACCAACGGCGACGACGCCGTCTTGCAGGGCGGAGAAGATGGGGACAATCTTCTCGGCTTCGACGCCGAAGCCGATCATCTGCTGCTGCGCCTGGATCCACATTTGCCTGGGAAACGGCGACGTTCGAGCGAAGGAAGCGAGTTCCTCCATCTGCGCGGTAGCCGCTTCCGTCGACCCGAGAAGCGTCTCCAGGGCACTACCAGCAGTCTGCTGCAGCGAGTTGTAGGCCACGCCCATGGTGAACGCCGACGCTGTCCACGTGCCCAGTGCCGCGACACCGACCCCAGCAGCCTGAGTCATGGTCTGGCCCAGCTCGGCCCCGGCCTGGCTTACCCGCTGCAGCGCCGACGTCGGGGCCTGCGCCGCAGTGGCAATCGAACGCGTCGCGTCCGCTGCCCGCTTGGTGTTCTTGACGTAGTCGCCGACCATGAGGTCAAGGCGGACTTGCATTGAACGCTCGGCAGCCACAGTCACCCCCACGTGTCTCTGAGTTGATGCACAATGGGGGGATGACCCCTGACGAGTTCCGGACGATCCGCATCACGCCGGCCTCCGCCACCAAACGCAAACGGTTCGCCCGGAAACGTGAAGCTGAACTAGCGCAACTTCACGCAGACGGCTGGGAGATCGTCGATGTCGAACCCGAGCGGATCCTGCGACCCGGTGACAAGGTCACTGTCCGCCGGGAGCGGGCGGCCGCAGAACCAGTGCAGACTGAGGACATCGGTCGTGGCTCCTGGTGGGAATCGCTTGGCTCACGTGGGAGAGCCGCGGCCCTTGTGGTCCTGTTCGCGGTGTTGGTGCTTATCTTCGGCGTGAGCGGAATGCTCTAACCCGGTTCCCAAGCACGGAGTTCCACATCTGGCGGCCGGAGATCGACCACCCACCGCTTCGTTTCCGGTTCGAACCCGTCGTCCTGCTCGCGTCGCCGTTCGATCTCCGCACACCCTTGACAGGTAGCTTCTTTGACCTCGTAATAGCCCTCGGAGTCCGGGTTCCACGCCTCATGTTTCGGCTGCCCGCAACCGCCGCAGCGGAGATCCTCAGCGAGGACCGACGCCACCGCTATGACCCGGTCAGTGAACGTCCATTTCTCGTCGGTCCCGCGAAGCATGACCTTCGGGGGCACACCCCACTGACGTGCAGTCCTGACAGCCACCGCGACATGATGCCAACGAGGGCGAACCAGGAGCTCCGCTAGAAAGGGGCCTGCACCGCCGGCGCCGACGACGTCATCTTCTGGTACCGCTCAACGACCTCTATCAGTGCAGCGTCGCCGCACTTCTCCCGGATGGCCTGCAGCCGCCGCCAACCGAACCCGTCCGGACCCATCGGGATCGTCTTCCCCTCGGGGGTCTCGACTTTCACGATCGAATCAGCGATTTCCACGAGGAGAAGCGTGTGGAAGAAGCGTTCGGGCTCGTCTTTTTGGTTCAACTCCAGGTCGGCGGCCGCCTGCGCGCGGACTTTCTTGCGGTGATCTGCGGTGCGGTCTTCCATGGTCACCACGATCGATGACGCCCAGATCTGGGCGTTCACCGCATCCAGCTCCGCGCGGGTGGACTCAGTACCGCGGTCATTCACGCCCCGCTCAGGTTGCCTGTTCTTCCGGGCGGCCTGAAGTTCCTCCTCCAACGCGATCCTGGTCGCGATCAAGTCGCCGCGCTGGATGATTCGAGCGGAAGCTGTGATCCCAGTGGTCCCGTCAATCCAGGCGTCCAGGTCGAAGTCAGGGGCCAACATCGGCTGATCATTCATGGTCTTCTCCCAGGTTCCCAGGTGATGTGAGTCCCGCCGTGCAGCACCTGGGAGGCCGCACGGCGGGCGATTAGATGGTGACCTCGAGATCCACCGATGCGGTGGTGTCGGACGACAGGATGTCCACGTACCCATCGGCCGGGTTCCGGTAGATACCGGAGGCGAGGAAATAGCGGACCTCAGAGGCAGGGATCGCCTCGACCCGGTCCGGGACAACCAGGTTGCCGTCCACGGACTGGTGCGTGGTCATCGTGAAGATGATTGACCCGGCGGTGCCGTTCGTGACCCGAATCCGCGACCCCACCGGGACTTTGTCGCCGCCGACGGACGGCGTGCGCACGGTCGGCTCCAGGCCGGTCGTCGTAACGGTTTCAGGCGTGATGATGGCCATCGTGTCCCCCTAGGCCGCGACGACAGCGCGGGTCGTCGCACTGCCCTGCTTGAGCATCGGCACCGTGGCCTTCAGATAGCCGGTGCCGCTCCCGCCGCTGACCTGGGCCTCGTCCGCCATGAACTTGTACACCTCGACCTGCTGGCCGGCCGCGTACGCGGTGTCCTTCGAGAACCCCAGGCGCCGCACGAAGTACCCAACGTCCTTGTAGTCGAGCCACTGGAGCACGTCGTCGGTCTCCCAAGCCAGGAGCGTGTCGTCCCATTCGCGGAACAGCTCGAACCGACCCATGTAGTTCTTCATCGTCGGCGCGTCGACATTGGCCTCTTCACACACGGCGCGCTCTGACGTGGTGTCAGAGGCGTCCATGCGGACCTCGTAGGTTGACACCATGAGGCAGGTCAGGTCTCTGCCGGTGGCGAGCTGGGCGAGTGTGGGTGCGGTGATGGTGGTGATTCCGTCAACGCCCGGCACCCACGTGAGCCGGGTGACGCCCTGGTCCACAAGTCGTGGCACAGTAGTCTCCTCTGGTTGTGCCCGGAGTGCGGGCGAATGGTTATCGCTGCTCGGCGAGCAGCTCATACCGGTCGATCGCGACAACGACTCTCCGAGAGAGCACCTGTTCGTCACGTCGAGCGGGGAGTGAGAAGGGCAGTTGAATCTGCCCGCAGGAGAAGCCAGGGATGAACGGCTTCGTGCCGAGGATCGAGTCCCTCACCTTGAGGGCCATCCACTCCGCCACGCCCCTGTCCGGGGCCACGAAGTTGAATTGCCACTCATACAGGCCGCCAGTGAACGTCCCTGCGACGGAACCAGACTGAGGCGTACCGAGGTTGGGCCAGTACACGGCATACCGTTCAGGCATGTCGGCGGTATTGTTCTCGTCCGGCGCACCGGAGTCGAACACGGTCACCGTGGGAATCGACGCTTTCGCCAACGCCAGGATCGCGTCCGGGAGACTCACTCCGGGGGCTCCGGTTCGTTAGCGACGGGCTCATCAGGCCACCGCGCGATGTTTCGCGCGGCCCGGTCGATGATCGACTCGACTCGGTCATCGAACGCCTTGAACAGGTGCGGCTTCGGTCCGGTATTCACTGATCCGAACTCCACACCTAGGCCCATGCCGCCCTGCTTCCGGCGAGTCTCGGGGCCGACGATCATCGAATACATGCCACCGGATTGCTCTACCTCGCTGGTGATCGCGAGCGCATAATGCGGCAGGTACGTGCTGGTGATCTGGCTCCGGAGAATGTCACGGGCGTGGTATCGGGTCCATTTGCCGCCGCGGGTAAGCGCGTCCTCAACTGCGGCAGGAGCGATCCGCGCAATCGTGTCGAGGTCCGCTGCCGTCTCTTTAACGTTCACGAACTCCACGCGCATGTCCACGATGCCACCTCCGTATCAGTCGGTGATCTCGTCGACCAGCAGCCGCTGCGCGGTGGCGAGGCTCTTGTGGTGCAGGCCCGCGATCCGGTAGGAACGGGCGACAAGGCCAGCGTCCGCCGCGGCCTCGGTGATGGTGGCGGTGTCGTTCACCGCGATAGGGCCAGCCCCGATCGGAAGGTGCAGGTGGTACCGCTGCTCGGTGAAAACGTGACCGCCAGACGCTTTGGCGGACTCGTGCGGCTCGTACGTCTGCACCTTGCACTTGCCCGAGTAGACCGTGATTGTCGGGGCTGGTTCCCGCAGGCCCGTCTCCGGATCCATCTCGCCCTCAGGCCCGGTGAGCCGGGTGATCGTGCAGGCGTCCAACATGATCGCCTCAGCCGCAGCGCGGCCCTCAGCAAGCAGGTCGAGGACACTCATCGAACACCTTGATGCTGAACGCGCCCTTCAGGCCTGCGGCGCGGCGGATCCGCCGCTGCTCGTCACCCGAGACCTCGAACGACGTCACCGACTCTGACGCGTAGGTCAGCGTCCGCGTGTAGTCGTCGATGGTCCCCTGCTCCGAGCGGAGACCGGTCGGGTTGATGTACATGCGTTTGGCCATGTCCAACGCCACCGAGAAGAACCGGGCTTGGTCGGTGGCGTCGAACCGGACCTGCCCGATGACGTTAACGATCTCGACCCGGACCTTCCGCTCCAGCAAGAGGTACGTGCCCTCGTCTATCGACGAAGGGTCGACCTGGAGGAAGGCGGCCAAGTCGTCCTTGGTGAACAGTGCCATGACCGCCTCCCCCTATTCGTCGATGACGCCGGCGTCGGCCAGCGCAGCGATGATGTCGTCCCGGGTGTCGTCGTCCTCGACCTGGACGCCATGGTTGGCTGCGAACAGCGCCCACGCGTCCCTGCTGGAGCCCTTACCGGCCCGAGGCGGCTCGACCACAGCATCCGTCGTCTCGTCGTCCCCAGCCTGGGACGACTCGAACTCAGCGGCCGCCTCGACGACCGCGTCCGGGTCTTCCCACACGCCGGGATTGGTGATGAGCGTCAGCAGACGACCCTCCACCTCGGTGCCGCGGTTCAGGACCACCGTCCGGCCCGTCTCCGGGTCGTGCACGTGGACCGTCAATGCGAGTTTCGGCATGATGTCCTCCTACTGGACGTCGGCGACCATGAGCCGGTTCGGGTCGGTCAGGACCGGCATGCCGACCCCAGTGACCTTCGTCCAGGTACGGACAGGGTCGCCCTCCTTGAGGACGACGCCGACCAGGCCGGGGGCGTCGGAGAACTCCAGCGACGGGTTGCCGACACCGGCCAGCTCGAGCGCTTCCGCGGTGATGCCCCACGCCGTGTAACCCAGCGTGGACGGGTCCTGCGGCAGCATGATGAACCGGTCGGCCGGAATGACCCGGGTGTCAACGTCGTCGACGTTGACCTGCGTGTCGTACTCGACCAGGGTCGGCAGGCCGTACGCCTGGAGCACCGTGGTGAGGTTCGCCGGGGTCACGATGGACGGCGTTCCCGCCATCGAGCCCACCAGGGCCCGGATCTCCGCGTTCCGCAACAGGTTCCCGATCACCGCACGAGACGTCAGGGCGAACGCAGGGCGCTCACCGTTGAGAGCCACGTACGTATCGGTCCACGACATGATGTCGGCCAGCGGTGTCGCCGTCGCGATCGTCGACCAGGGCGTGCCCGGAGCGACGAGGTTCCCGGCAGGGACACCCCAGTCGGCCTCGAGCGTCAGCCCGTTCTCGTCGGCCAGCGTGAACTTGCCGTCGACGAGGACGTCCCCTCGGGCGAGCTCCATGCGGGCCCTCACCGCCCGGGTGTTGATCTCGGCGTCGTCGAAGATCGCGTCGACCAGCGCCGGGTTGGCGTCACCGTTGTTGCGCAGCGCCTCCATCTTGAGGCGCTCGTACTCGCCCACGACGGTCTTCTGACCCAGCGGCGGCAGTTCGACTTCCTTGCGGGTGTAACCGTCTCGCTGCCCGATCGGGGTCTCCGCGTCGTACGTCCTGAACTTCGCAGTCCGGTTCTTGCGGGTGACCGAGTCGATCCGGGCCGTGATGTCAGAGAACTGACGGTCGGGAAGGAACTGGTTGAGGATCTGGTTGGCAGGCAGCGGCACTTCGCGCACGAACGCGGTCAGCTCCGCCGGGTCAACGAGATCAGTAACGATAGGCATATGTCATTCCCTCCCTTACCGGACCACGATCCGGCCGGCCATGTCGGTGCCAGCGGCAGCGTCATAACCGGATTCGGCCGGCAGGCGGTCTTCGATGACCATGCCGTGCTCGAGCAGCGGGGCCCCGACGTCAGCCGTGCCCTTGATCGAGATCGAGTTGAACAGGAACCCCGCAGCGACCTCCTGGCCGGTGGCCAGGGCGTCGTCGTAGGGCCCGTAGAGCCCCGTCGCGGTGATGCGTCCGACCACGGTCCCGGAAGGGATGTAACCGTCCGGGTAGTGCGTGGCCTCGGTGAACGCCGAAACGTCGAGCGTGATGGTGCGCGTGGCCTCGGTGCCATGAGCCGATCCCAGCCAGGACCGGTCCTCAACACCCCAGGTTTCGCTGCGGACGGAAATGTCCACTGTTACCTCCTAGTGGTATCCCCGCCCGGCACGGGGTCGTCATTTACCGGGATCACCGAACCGGGCTCGCGCCCGTGCCTTACCGGCTTCTTTCGGGTTCTTGACCGAACCAGGACGGGCGCCCTGGGACGGGTCGGGTTTCTGCTGCTGGGCCGCGATTCGCTCGCCTTGAAGAGCGACCAGCCGCTCGGCCTGTTTCGCGATCGACTCCTCATCGGAGCCGGTCAGGAAGATTCCGGCGTCTTCATCGGAGATGCCGTACTTGGTGGCGATCCGGTACCGCAACGCCTCGGTCGCGAACGTGTTCGCCTTGGCCTCGAGCTCAGCGAGCTTCTCGTTGGCCTTCTCGAGGTCCGATTTCTGCTGGTCCTCGATCTCTTTGAGCCGGTCAGCTGCAGGCTTGGCGGCCTTCAGCTGGTCCTTGAGCTCTTTGATCTGCCGTTCGGCTTCCTTGCGGGCGTCGCGCTCCGCTGTCAGGGCTTTCAGGCCGGATTCGCCGAGCTGCTCCTGGGGAGCGTCAGCTGGCTCGTTCGGGTCGGGTTCGGACATCGCGTCCTCCATGTCGGGGCCGAATCGCTCGGCCGCTTCCAGCCGCTAAGGCTGTGGTCTCAAGGGGGTTAATAGATGTAGCCGTGAAGCTTCAGCAGCCGGATGG